ATATACGAAAGGAAGCAATGTATCCAAAAAGGCAAAAGAAGGGCTGGAATCAGAAGATACATCGAGTGCAGGTAATGATTTTGTAGCTGGATTTGTTAATGCGATGACAAGTAATGAAAACTTGACCAAAGTTTTAGGTGGTGGGGCTGTACTAGGAGCAATGGCAGGCGCAGGTTTAAGGAGCAGTAAAGGAATTGATTCACACTCACCATCCAAAAAGGCCAGAAAATCAGGAAATGATTTTGTAGATGGTTTTATTCTTTCAATCAGAGATAGAGCTGCAGAAGCTGCAGAAGAAAGCGCAAAACTGGGAGAAGGCGTTGTGTCGGGTTTAACAAGAGAACTTGACCAGCTGCCAGAGCAAGAAATTAAGCTGGTCGGACTTCTGGAAAAAATCAAAGGTTTAGACGCCACAGCCCTCATGGACCAAGCAAGAGCAGCGGTATACTCGAATCAAACGGCTGTAGCAGGTGTGGCAGCGAGAAGTAACTATATGATAAATACAGGTATATCACAAAGTACAAGCAGTGGAGGAGACAGGCAAACTGTAATTAATTTTAACCAGCCTGTAGAAAGCCCAGACGCAACAGCACGGGCTATCAACAGGATTTTTACTTTTGGATTGGCAGGTGATAAAGGATGATAAAATTCATAAGAGATGACGGTTTAACGCTTAACATTACGGATTATTTTAAAATCATCAGTATTGAGGGGTTAGGCACAATCACACAAGAAATTTTTACAGAAAAGCGTGCGGTTGGTGACGGCGATATCATAACAGGGACACGCGTTAGCTCTCGAACAGTAACTATTACCGCCTGCAATGATTATGCCGGACAATTTGACACATCTCGTGAAAAAATTAATTCTTTTTTTAACCCAAAAAACTCCTTTAAAATGTATGTCACATATAAAAACAATACGGTGTGGTGTGAATGTATTGTGGATGCAAGAGACTTACCAACAAACAATATTTTTGCACCGCAGATGTTTACGCTATCTGTGTTTTGCCCCAGTCCTTATTTCAAATCCTATGATGATTTTGGGGAGGACTTATCAACAATTGTTCCAATGATGGGCTTTCCTCTAATGATTTCAGCAGAAAAAGGTTTTGTTGCCAGTGCGAGAAACTTTGCGCAACACGTTTTCGTACCGAACGATGGTGCAGTAGAAACATATTGTACTATTGTAATTGAACCGGAAGAGAATGTTAACGGACTAAAGATTTATAAAAATGATGAAGAATTTGTTTTATTTTCAATCGAACTGAAAGCTTATGAGACCGTAAAAATTGACTTTGAAAGAAGAACTGTTGAAATAGACGGAAAAAAAGTTCCGAACTGTCTTAACCGCAGAAGCACCTTTTTTGCAATAGAACGGGGAGGATGCAATATTTCCTACAGTGCAGATTCAAATGAAACAAGTACACATATTTACTTGTATTACAATCAGCTTTACGCAGGGGTGTAAAAATGGATTTAGTTTTTTTAGATTCAAACTTTAACACGATAAAATTTGTTGACTATATCAATCTCCAATGGAATAGGCGCTACTACGAGTGCGGACAGTATTCTGTACAAATTTTAGCAAGGGATTTCGATAAAGAATTTCAATATGTGTATAGAGCCTCTGAAAGAGAAATAGGCGTTGTTCAAAAGGTTGTGTATACCGGCGAAGAACGTGGGGAATTTGTACAAATAAGCGGCTTTTTCATAGAAAGTGTGTTAAATGACTATATTTTACATCCGACATTCTCTTTTAGTGGCAGTGTAAAGGACTGTATAGGTGCGATGTTATCGACTTACTGTACAAATATTCCAAATCTTAATGTTGATATTTCTCAAGCTCCTACAACATCAATTTCTTTTCAAACCACCGGGGAAGAAGTCGCCACCCAAATGTATTCGATACTACAAAAGTATGAATGCAGTATTTCATTAAGCTATGACTACATAAACAATGAAACAAATTTTAAGGTGTGGGCAGGATTTGATAGAACATCGGAGATTGCACCAATATTAGGACATGAACCTGCTATCTTTAGTCAAAGCTGGGGGCATTTTAAAAATCTTGTAGTTACTACAGACGACAGCAACTATAAAAACTACGCAGTCGTAGCAGGAAGCGGAGAAGGAGACCAAAGACAAAAGGTAATCGTGGATAACTCCGGCGGCGAAAAGTTAAAAAGACTTTACGTTGACGCTAGAGACTTGCAGAAGGAAGAAGGCATGTCACAGCAACAATATGAAGAGACACTGGCGGAAAGAGGTACAGAATACCTCAACAAGCATAAAAAAATATTAAATATCAGCTTTGACCTTATCGGCGATATGATATATAAAGAAAACTTTGACTTGGGCGACAAGTGTGACATCATTCTAAAAAATATGGGGGAATATCAATCTCGAATTATAGGCATAAATGAAACTGTTAAAGAAAACAGAAGGGAAATAAACGTTATTTTCGGGGATAAGGTGCCAAGAAGAAAATAAAAAGGAAGGTGATTTTTTGGAAAGTATATTTTTTGATAGTCAGGTGACATATGACGAGTATGGAACCCCTGTATATGACAGACCTAATAGTGCAGCGCAGCTAAGAGCAACATTTGCATCCTTACTAGCAAATGGAATAGTATCAACGAGAACCAGCTCTATGGCTCCCGAAATAGGTTTTATCGTAAATCCTAGTGAAGGTATGACGATATCGGTAAATAAGGGCACATGTTGGATTAACGGTTCTTGTGGCATGGAAGATAGCAGAAGAAACTTCACGTTAGATGCTGGTACATCGCAGCCAAGAATTGATATTATCGTTTTAAGGTGGGATAATCGCCAAGCTGCCAGAAATATAGATGTTTTTGTAAAAAAAGGTTCTCCAAGTGGGGACCCAATTACGCCATCACTACAGCGTGATTCATCAGTATACGAGTTATGCTTAGCAAAAATTCTTGTTCCTGCTAACGCTACGAAGATAACTGCTGGAAATATTACTGACACACGACTGGATACAGATGTTTGCGGTATCGTTGTCGGACTTGTAGAAAACATAGACACTAGCGAGCTATATAACCAAATTCAGAGTGATTTGAATGACTTTAGAAGCATTGAACAGCAAGAGTTTTTAGCATGGTTTGAAAATTTGAAGGATGTCCTATCCGGTGACGTTGCGGGAAATCTGCAACTACAAATAGATGAGTGTGCAAAAGAGACTGATGTTTTTTTATTGTCGCACCCAATAGGCAGCTTATTTGAAACAACGGTTTCTACAAACCCCGGCACACTTTATGGTGGCACATGGGCAGCGTGGGGAGGCGGTCGCGTCCCTGTAGGGGTAAATACCGCTGACAGCGACTTTAATACAGTAGAAAAAACAGGCGGCAAGAAAACAGAAAGACACGAGTTCAAGGTTGGATATAAAGGTTACTTCGGTACTGCTGTGGGTAGTGATGACAATATGATACAAGCGTATAAATACTCTACATCAAGTTATGGTACCTATGCGTATGAAGGTAGTACACAGGCAAGCGTAAACGCAGGGATTCAGGCATCGACAAACACTCGCGATGTAGCACAGGCTTCATCAACAGGTGATACAAGTGCGACAAGTATTGTACAGCCATACATTACGTGTTACATATGGAAAAGAACAACATAAGGAGGAAAGGACATGGCACTGGAAAAAGAACTTATCAACGGAAAAGGTGTGAAAACCACATATCATCGTATAGATAGTATCTCTATGGTAGACGGTATTGAAGTAACGGTAAAAAGTTATACAGATGAAAGTTACAGGCAGCAGGAAAAAGAAAGAGAAGCACTTATCAAGCGGCAGGAGGAAGTTAAAGAGCAGCTGGAAGCGGAAATGGCAAAAACGGGAGAGAAGTACAGCAAAGAAAAAGTAATTGCGTTGACAGAAGAAAATAACGAGATTGGTTTTCCTGTTCCTCTTGATTTATCCATTTTTGTATATACCTTTCAGTATCCTCTCGATAAAGAAACAGCAGTCAGTTATGAATCTATGTATGAAAAGTTAAAGCAAGAGCCTATGTTTGAAGGCGCAGCAGATGTATTGGAGGAAGGAGAATAGAAATGTCAAACAGCAACTTGGTAACCTACACAAAGTTAAGCCCAAACATGAACGCACCAAGAAACCAACCGATTTCAAAAATCACCATTCATCATATGGCCGGCAATCTCACTGTAGAGCAGTGCGGTGAGCTTTTTGCAAGCGCAAGCAGGGAAGCAAGCGCGAACTACGGCATTGACAGCAACGGAAACGTGGGGCTGTACGTAGATGAAGCCAATCGCTCTTGGGCAAGTGCTTCACCGTGGAATGATAATCGGGCGGTCACAATAGAGGTAGCAAACGATGAAATCGGTGGAAACTGGCACGTGAGCGATACTGCTTTCAATAAGCTTATTGACCTATGTGTAGACATCTGCCAAAGAAATAATTTCCGCTTGTCTTTTGACGGTACACAAAATGGCAGCTTAACAATGCATAAAATGTTTACAGCTACAGCATGTCCCGGTCCGTATCTTGAAGGGCGCTTTCCTGAAATCGTAGAGCTTGTAAATGCTCGCTTAGACGGTGGACAAGCAACACCTGCACCACAACCGCCAGCTCAAACCGCAGAAATCAACGCATACTATCGAGTACGTACACAGGCGCATGGCTGGCTTCCAGAGGTGAAAAATAATGATGACTTTGCTGGCTTTCAAGGCTCACCGATAACTGATGTTGCAATCAGAGTTGATAAAGGCAGTGTAAAGTACCGTGTACACGTACTAGGCGAGGGTTGGCTCCCATACGTGACAGGATGTGACATCAACGACTACCAAAACGGCTTTGCGGGTGAAGGTAAAGTGATAGATGCAATTGAGATTTATTTCTTTACTCCTGATGACATCAGACCGCATAAGAAAGCAAAATACATGGTAAACGCATATCCTTGGCAATACGACAACGAGAAAGGTCAAGGACAAGACGGATATGCGGGCGTGTTGGGCGTACCTATCACAGAGCTTAGACTGTGTATTGAGTAAGAGGTAGTTATGAGCGTAAATCTGGACATTATTTTATACATATGCGGAGTTATAACCTCGACATCAGCAGCGGTGGCAATCGTCATCAAGCTGATAAACAGAAAGATAACTCGAACTATCGAGAAAAACTCAACAATTCGCAACATTAACGCTGCTCTTGTGTCACAAATACGCTATCAGATAGATACCGCTTTAAGGAGAGCAAAAGCAGAAGGACACGTCAGCAACTACGAGATGGCTGCGTTAGAATCGCTTTTTGAAGCATATAAGGCTATGGGCGGCAATGGCTTCGTTGAAAGCGAAATGGAAGAAATCCGAAAGATTAATCAAAATGGAGGGAAATGACATGGATTTTTTAGAATATATCAAACCAGAACTATTAATTTTAGTACCTGTTTTGTATGTGATTGGTATGGCTATCAAGAAAACAGCTTTGATTGCTGATAAGCTGATTCCGCTTGCAGTAGGTGCGGCGGGTATCTTACTATCTATCATCTACGTACTGGCTACCAGTGACCTAGGTAGTCCGCAGGCTGTAGCAATGGCTATCTTTACAGCATTGACACAGGGCGTACTGGTAAGCGGTGCAAGTGTATACGCAAATCAGATTTTTAAGCAGTTTAAAAATAACGGCAGTAAAGACGATACTACAGACACAGAACAAAAATAGGTAAAAAGAATCCTCTCTTGCTTAGCGCAGGGGAGGATTTTTTTATTTTTACAAATTATTTTTTAAAAAGTTTCCTTGTTTAGGGAAATTTTTGCTACATTTTTACGGTATAGTGACGGGATTTTTTCGCTAAAATCAAGAAAATTTCGGTTAAAGTATGTACAAATAACGAATACTAATGGTATAATACGAAGAAAGGAGGGGGTTTTTATGTCAAGATATACTGCATCGCAAATCGCAAAATGGTTTTTAGCTTACAACAACATTCATGTTGCAGAAGAAAGCGCAGACTATATCTCTAACATGAAACTTCAAAAATTACTTTACTACGCGCAAGGGGTATACATGGGTATCACAGGAAAAAAACTATTCGATGACCCGATTTGCGCATGGAAACACGGTCCAGTTGTACCCGATGTATATCATGAGTATAAAAATTTCGGAAGCAACGGAATAAATCTCGATGAACCTTTTAACTTAGAAACGTTTGACACAGAAACAGAAAATATTCTAAAATCCGTTTACAATAATTTCTCTCAATTTTCTGCTTGGAAACTGCGCGAAATGACACATAATGAAGAGCCTTGGAAAAGTACAGAGCAAAGTCAAGAGATAAATCCGCAGTTAATAAAAGATTTTTTTGTAAAAGAATATATTGAGTAAAAAATTAAAAAATCAAACGCGAAAAGTTAAAATCAATGGAGATGTTGCCATAAAAAGTGTCGGGGAATCCTGCGCGCAATATCCAACATTCTCGTTTTTTTATTTAACGACAAACAAAACTTATAATTTTGATTTTTTCGGCAACAATCAAAAGAACGAATCATCTAAAACACATCAAAATTGCTTGAGCCGATTAATCGAAATATCAAAGAAAACTTGGAAAGAATGGTTGCAAGAAAGTAAAAAAGTCGGATGTGAAACCTTAGATTATAGCCGTATAAATATAAATCCAACGGGAATAAATCTAGTGAATGATGAAAAAATATATATTTTCAGATTTAAAACGGCTGATAATAAAGATAACGGAAGGATACTAGGCTTTAAAAAAGATAAATGTCCGATTTACTATATAATTGGATTTGACTTCAATCTTTCTGCATACGACCACGGTTCATAAAATAAAAGGGTAGCGGTTTAACCGTTACCCTCTTTTTTTATGCATTTAAAAACAAATTCTTTTAAAATATCGTTTACTGATTTTCCTTGCTCTTCCGCATAACATCGAAAGGCTTCTCCGTCATCTCTAAGTAACTTGCAAGATAAAACAACCATATTTTTCTTATCCCAAGAGTTTCTTGCTCTTTTTTGTGCTTCACTTATAGCCATAATATCACCCCTAATAAGTATAACATATATAGTATACGGTATACAGTATAAAAATATACAAAAATATACGGTATACTTTGTTGAATATTACATCTTTACATATACGGTATACCGTAGTATAATATAGACATAGACAAGAGATAAGAACACAAAAACAAAGGAGATATATAAAATGAAAATCGAAAATCTATTTGAAACTTTACCACAACTTGAAGGAAGCGAAAAACAAATCGCATGGGCAGAAGATATCAGAAAAGAATTTGTAGAGCAAGCTACAGTATACTACAACTGGATTTTAGCAAAAGGCGAAGCAAGAGCAGAAAAAGTTTTGGCAAAAGGCAGTGAAATCAAAAGACCTCGCTTCTACTTTGCAGATATGCACCTTGAAAATATCGTTAAAACTATAAGAAAAAATTCTTTGAAAGTTAAAATGTCTGATGGAGAAGCTATCGAAGAAAATCAAAAACAAGAAAATAGCTATAACGATACTTTAGCAGAGTGCAGCACTTTAGAAGAAGTAGCAGAAACAGCTTTGAAAGAACTACAAAAAGTAGTAGCTTCCGCTGATATGGCTAAAGCTTGGATAGACAGCAGAGAAAGCCTTTCTTTCTTCAAAGCTAACTCTGAAAATGACATGAATAAATAAAAACACTTTGAAATTACAAAAACTTACAGTATAATGGAAAGAAAAGGGGTAAACGAAATGAAAAAATATGAAGTAAGATTTGACGGCGGAGAATCCAGAAGCACATACAACGGAGAGATTATCGGAGTAGACTATATGCTGGTAGAAGTACCGAGCCTAGATGATGAAGATGAAAACATCGAGTTGTACGCAGAACTTCCGGCAGATGACGAAAAAAATTACGATGAATTAAAAGCTGAAATTTTAAGACAAGCTAAAGAACACGGCTATACAGAAGAAAATTTTACATTTTGGTATGACTAATAAAAAAGAGCAGCGACAAAAAATGCTGCTTTTCTTTATGTAAAAAGCACATTTACTTTTTGTTTTGTACGTGGTACTATATAGGCATACAAGAGTGAAGTACTTGTATATCTACATGTAAATTTTTATTCTTCCCTGCGTCAGCAGGGGTGTCCTTATACTTATACTATCTTCCTTTCCTGAGATGTTTTAGTAATAGGGCAAACTCCCCGCATTAGCGGGGCTATAGCTGTTCAGCTTTTGGGCTGGACAGCTTCTTTTTTTTGCAAAAAACTTAAATATTTATTAGTTAAAGTGTATTTAAGTGCCTAAACTCAAAAAAACACCTATTTTTTGTGAGTAAATGCAAAGATATAAGCATTGCTCAAAATATAGATGTTTATTTTAGATTTATGTATTGAAATTTCTTAAACCTTGCTTGTAGGAGTGGGGACTTGTCTCACTATATTCTTTAGAGATATTCTATCAATGGCAAATAGCAGTACACCATACTGCGGGGTGGCACCTCCAGTCGTACTGGAATCACCGATGCAGTGTAAATTTACAGTGTCATCGGTGATTTCTATTTTTACTACATACTTGCGAATGATAGCACGACGATGCTCAAAATCAAGGTCAATTTTCTTTGCGTCCTCTAGTAAACTTTGAATCAGCTTTTCTCTGTCTATAACAGTGTCATTTTGTTTCATGCTTTGCTCTAGGCTCAGTTCTAACGCCTTTATTTCATCTTGTAAGGTATTTATCCTATCGGTTGTTATTTCAGCGTTTAAACCGTTCTCTATGGCTTGAAACAGATTGTTTATAGCTTGTTTCTTTTTGGATATTTCACGCTTAACGGAAGTCGGGTCAAATGTTACTATATCTTTACTTTGGTCTATAATCATATCTGCTACTTGCTCCGCCAAATCCTGATTAAAAATTCTGTCTTTTAGTGTGTAGTATACAAAAGATTCAACTTCATCACCACGAATATTTTTTGCTTTGCAAGTTTTCAAACGTTCTTTTGTGGAACATGTATAGTAAACGGTTTCTTCGCCGCTTCTGCGATTTTTGCTTGCAAAACCAGTATACGTACCTCCACAATATCCGCATTTTATCAATCCTGATAATAAGTATTGTCTTTTTGTTCGTGTGGAAGCTCCTTTATTTTTGCTTAGTTGTTCCTGTACCATAGTCCAAGTCTCCTTATCAATAATCGGGGGGATTGCGTTTTCTATACGGACGATTTCGGGATTTTCTTTTCGGGTGATACGTTTGCGCATTACAGTATACTGATATTTGTTCCAGTAGTATATACCAACATATCTCTCATTTCTTAAAAGGTAATAAATAGCGTTAGAGCTGATTTTATTTCCGCGCTTGCTGCGGTAACCTTCTCTATAAAGCACCTGCATAATATCATCATAAGACTTTCCCAAAGCGTACATTTCAAACATTTTGCGAATTGCTGGAGCTTCTTTTTCATTTATGACGTATTCGCCATTAACAATATCATATCCGAGGGGAGGGGTTCCCCCGCAAAAACCCGCTTGCTTTGCTTTTGACTTTACACCATCCAATGTTTTTCTGCGTGTCTCGATGACGTGGTTTTGTGCAAAAAGGGCATGAATGCCCTCACTTAAAAAGGCATTTGAGTTAAGATAGTCACTGCTGAGCTGTTCATTGCATGAGTAAAGTTGCTTTCCTTTAGATGAAAATAGCTGCCTTAACTCAAACCAATCTGATATATTTCGGCTTAATCTTGATTGGTCATATATTATAATTGCATCGAATTTTGAGGTATCACAGTCTTTTATTAGTCTTTGTAATCCCTCACGGTTTGTGTTAGTACCCGTTTTAGCTTCATCAGAGTACACATCAATCAAAACCATGCCGTGTTTTTTGCAGTATTCCTCTGCTGCCGCCATTTGATACATGATACTGTTTTCTGTTTGGTTGTCTGTGCTGTATCTGCAATAGCTTACTGCTTTAATGCTCATAAAAATTCTCCTATAAGTATTGAAATTTATAGGATATACAGGTATAATGTTATTGTGTTGGTTTGCCTGTATATACTATAGGCATTGCCCCTATCCTGTTGGCGCAGGGTAGGGGCGTTTTTTATTTATCATATTTTATCAGACATTTTAAGAATAGGAACTCTTTTTCCGTCAGGAGCAGACATTTCTCCAATCGCTTTAGTTTTCCAGTCTCCAATCTGTACGTCTCTAGGCTCTTTATAATAAATTTCACCTTTGTCAAATAGTGGCTCGAATTTAATATCGCTCATAATAATAAACCTCCTTTATAATTTACCTAAAACTTTTCCTCTGCACTCAACATTATCATTGTCATGGAATACTATATCTTCATATTCTGCATTAAGAGATATAAGACGGTCCTTTTCCCTTACTTTTACAAACCCTTCGTTATTTAGAATAAAAATTCCTTCTTCACCGATATTAACGTCAGGTTGGCGTTTTATTAGAATCCTGTCACCGTCCGAATATTTAGGTTCCATGCTATTACCAGACACACGTAAAATAAAGTCAGCTTGCCTTGTTAAATCATTACTCGGCACTTCCCTTGTAATGGTTTGGCTGCCGTCTCCCAAGTAAACACCTTTACCAGCTGATACAGGCTGTTCAAACTCGGATAGAGTAATAACGTTGCCTATTGGTATTACTGGCGTTCTAGTGGCTCCTACACGCTCGAACTCTACATTTAAAATACAATCAACTGCTTTTTTACCGTGCTCGTCGAGAGTGCGGTATTTTTTTATGTGTGTTTTTTCTAACTCAGAGAAAGTAGTTACCGTTGGAGAATCTTCAAAATCATTTAAAGAGCATCCTAACACCTTACAAATCGCTTTCAGAGTATCTAACTTTGGGTTTTGGTTAATCCCAGCAGTTATTTTATCTATTGTACTGAGAGTTGTTCCTGATAGCTTTGCTAACTGCAAATTTGTTAAGCCTTTTTCTTTTTTTAATTCATTTATTATTTCAAATCCCAATAGGAACACCTCCTTTATTCATATTATATAGGTACTTTACCAACATGTCAAGAATAAAACTTCAATTAAATGAAAAATATTTGTATAAAAATACTTGACATTTTCAATTTATTGAAGTAAACTATGATTAAACATCAATTAATTGAAGTTTTTGAGGAGGTGATATGCATGAGAGTACAGAGAGCTTTAAATGAAAGATACTATCCTAATTTAGAAAAAGCTATTTGGGAAGGTGGTATCAAAAAAAAGACAATAGCCAAAACTTTGGGAATTTCAGAAAAAACACTTTCAAATAAGTTGACGGGGAGAAGTACTTTTGAATGGGAACAGTGTTTTCAGATAAAGTCAACTTTTTTCCCAAATAGTGATATAGAAACCTTATTCAAATCAAAAGCCGACTAAGGAAGGAGAGAAAGCATGAAAATCAACAGAACAAAAGTGGAATTGCTCATGGCAGACATGGGAATTACTCAAACCACATTAGCGCAGTTGTCCGCAGTATCAAAAACAAATTTGTCATATATCCTAAGCGGACAAAATTGCAGACCGCAAACAGCTGCAAAGATTGCTACGGGTTTAGGAGTGGCAGTACAAGACATCATCGAATAAGGAGAGAAAGAACATGGAAGAAAAGAAAATTGAAGAAATGACAGAAAAAGAAATCCTCCGTCAACAACTGGAATTGTTGGCGAAGGTTTCAAAAGATACGGCAGATGAAATTCTGGCTCGACTAAGCGAGAGTATGTGTCAAATATACATTCTATTAAAATAACAATATAGATGTTTGCTATGCTCAAATGGAAATTACAAGTATTTTGTTGCTTCATTTATGATGGCATTTATATTTTTTCTGTTTTTTCCCATATCCATAGCACCACCAAACATAACCCCTGTTTTCGGTGTTGATAAAATGGAAATTTTAGTCCTATTTTCTTCTAATGGTTCAAGACTGATAGTAATATTTTCACCCCATGAAAATAGCGAGACACCGGCCTTTACGGATATTGTTTTTGTAATTTTATTAGAATTTTCAATTTGCATGCCTTTTATGTTTGGGATTGCTTTTTCAATCGCGTTAAAGGCAGCTTCCCACGGATAATCAATTACAACATCTTGTGTATGGTCAACTAATCCCATTGTTCCACCTCCTTCCTACTGAAGATATTACCATTTTTTATGAGAATTTACAACTTAACTTACAAGAAAGGAGAAAGAAAATGGAAAATTACATACTAAAAGAAGAAGCGAAAGGCTACATTGTTATTGATGTAGATACTTCACAGGTAGTAGAAGCAACAAAGAAAGCAAAAAAACTATTAAAACTATTAAAGAAAGCCAACTCATTGGCAGATGAATTGGCTTCAAAAGAAATTTTACTTAATATTGATGTTCAAAGTAAGTGATTAGAAAGGAGAAAAGAGAATGAAAGTCTATGAGATGTCAGAAGAATATAAAAAACAATATCCAACCTTGGATATAAAAAAAGATGGTGCTACATATCACCTTTATCTTAATGGGGTAGAGTTGAAAACTGTTACTAGTTTTAATTTACAAGTTAATGCAGGTGAAGCAGCACAGTTAACACTCACTATGGATGTGTTATAAAAGACAATTGTACATCATTATTGGGTCGCAGTTTTTATTGCAATTTCTATTAAGGCAGTCATCGTAGGAACTGCTAGTTTTTTCAACCTGTCTTTGATTTTATTCCACGTAGTATCCGTACGTATATATTTGAGAAATTCATGCGCCTTGGGAGTAAGACACGAAATGTTTATTCCTCCGTGAATATATGTTTTGAAATTAGTAATAAAATTAGACAAATCGCATTGCTTTGAGTGGTAGATGAGTTCGTCAAAGGAATATTGCTGAAGTTCAGGCACATTATGCTCTACACGTTTAATTATATCATTTGGAGATATTATTAACTGTTCATTATTTTCTAGATATAGAAGTATGTCCTTAATACAATCTGGATTTAATCTCATAATAATCACCTCCTCCCAAATAAATTTTACCACTATATGGGAGAGAGGGCAACTTGACAACATGTCTACCTATTACCAGTGGCAAAGAAAAATTCATATATTAACATACTTTTTCATGATTTTTCTCATTGGTAACGACTTTCCTATACAAACGTTTATAGCCCAGTTGGTAAATTTTTATTCAATCAAAGTTCTTTGCCACTGCTAATGGGTAGATGTTAAAAGTCAAGAATAGGTGAAAAATAATCACTGAAAGGGGGTGGTACTATGCATGAAATAAAGGGACGAGCAACGAAAGTAACTATATCAAGAACTGTGAGTTATGCCGATGCTTTTTTGCAAATTTTATCTGGTGGTAATGTCGAAGAGTATATAAAGAAAAAGATTGAGCAGTGCTCTGTGCCAATATCAAAGGAAGTGACTAAATGAGAAAAATATTTGACTGGGTGACAATTGGACTGACCTTCGCCTTGACTATATCAGCCCTTGGCGTAGTCGGGAGCTTTGAGCAAGGCAGACTTGATACAGCAGGCTTTTTTATAGGACAAGCAGTGTGTATCGCAGGTATCGCTTTGCTGGCAGTAGTCCATCATCTTTTGAGTAAAAAAAGAAAAAGCCCTAGAGGAGCGGCAACTCCTACTAAGGGCAATAGAAAATATATTCATAAAAAGTATAGCAGATAGGAGTGTATGTGTCAAATGAAGGCTAGAAATCATCCTGCTTTTGCAGACGATAAGCAAAACACTGTTGATGATGTAGAAGACTTGGTAAAGCTATACAAAGGATATACAGCACTACAGCAAGAGTGCAAAGCCAATCTGTATCCGATTTTTAATGGAGGAGTTCGAGTTACGGGACGTATTGAAGTTTTAGCTAGTGCCGTGGGAGCCGAGTTAAGCACAGTAGAGCAAGATGACTGGATGTATCCATATAAGAAGTTTTTTATATACAAAGACGTTGAATTTTATCAGTATGAGTGGAGGATTGACACAGACAAATGAAGCTATATGAAATCAGTAACGAATACAATCAATTTTTACAGGCAGTTGAGGATGAAGAAATCCCGATTGAAGCTGTAGCAGATACATTAGAGGGTATCAAGGGAGAATTTAACGAAAAGGCAGATAATATCGCATGTATGATAAAAAACCAAGAGGCTGAAATGCTTGCGATAAAAGCAGAGAAAGAAGCTTTGGATAAGCGTATGAAGTCGAAAAAAGCGCAGATTGATAGCCTGAAACACTATTCGTCTTGCTCCATGCAGGCTATCGGTATGGAGAGATTGGAAACGCCAAGAAATGCTATTTCTTTCAGAAAATCAACATCTTTGTACATAGCTGATGAAGAAGCGTTCAAAGAGCAGTATCCAGATTTATGTATTACGGAAACCACAATAAAAATTCCAAAAGCAGATGTTACAAAGATGATAAAAGAAGGAAAAGAGCTTGAAGGCGCAGAGCTTAAACAGAGTATGAATTTGCAGGTGAAATGACATGAGTGGTAAAAATATATTTCAACGCATATCTGCTGTAATGCAGGATGTACAGTACCTTGCAAAAGACGACCAAATCGAGTTTGGCAAGACGAAATACCGAGCGATTTCGGAGGAAAAAGTCACAACAACCATAAGAAAAAGTTTGATTACTCACGGTATTGTCATAGTACCAGTAAAACAAGAGCACAGTAAAGATGGTGTTTTAACCACAGTAGATGTTACATACCGCATCCAAAATATAGAGAATGAAAACGATTATATAGAAGCCGTGTCCAGTGGTACAGGTGTAGACACACAAGATAAAGGTGTGGGTAAAGCTATGACTTATGCATACAAGTATCTTCTTTTACGCACCTTTGCGATTCCTACAGGTGAAGACCCTGAAAAAGAATCAAGCGCAGAACTTGATGACCGATTCAGCCGAGAGCGAAAAGTTGAGTATATAGACGATATAAAGAAAAAAGTACTTTTGGATTCTCTTGAGGTTATTGGATGCGATATAGAAAGCACTCTAAAATACTTCCAAAAGAAATATCCCGATACCGCACCACACTCTATAGATGAAATTACTTTGGAGCAGTTTACTCCATATATAAAGGCTTTGGAAAAGAAGAAAGAAGCTATTGAAAGGGAGACTAAAAATTGAGCAAGTCTATCATACAAAAAGATAAAGTTTGTTATATCTGCGGTACAACTGCAAGTCTTGAAGAACATCATATTTTTGGTGCAAGCAACCGCAAGAAAAGTGAAAAATACGGGTTAAAAGTGTACTTATGTCACAAGCACCACAATGAAAATATCCCAGGTGACCCAGGCGTACATCATTCAAAAGCGTTGAATGTTTGGTTGAAGCAAATCGGACAAAGAGCTTTTATTGAAAGCTATCCTGACAAAGACTTTTTGACAGAGTTCGGGAGAAACTACCTATGAGCGGCGTAGAGCTTATGCAGGAGCTATCTGCAAAAGTATCATTGCTAGACAGTGCCTTGCAGCAGCTAGGAAATAGGGGCAGGGCTTATGCAAAAGCAGAGCAAGATTACAGGGTATCTCTTGCAAAAAAGATACTAGAGGAGCGAGACAAAGGTACTCCTGTAACGATAATCAGTGATATATGCCGAGGAAACGCGGAAATCGCAGGGCTAAAATTCAACCGAGATGTAGCGGAAACGTCATATAAGGCAGCTTTGGAAGCATGCAACGTTTACAAGCTGCAAATCAAAGTTTTAGAAAATCAGATTGACAGAGAATACAGGGGGTAGACATGAATACTGTTGTTTTAATCGGTCGTTTGACAGCTGACCCAGAACTAAAGCATACACAAAACGACAATGCGGTAACAGGCTTTAGCATAGCCGTTGACCGTCCATACCAAAAGTCAGGAGAAGAAAGACAAGCGGATTTTATCGACATTGTAGCGTGGAGAGGTACAGCAGAGTTTATCTGCAAATACTTCAAAAAGGGCAGAAAGATAGCCGTTCAAGGAGCTATTCAAACCAGAAGCTACACAGACAAAGACGGTAATAAACGAAAAGCATTTGAAGTTTTAGCGGAAAAGGTATATTTTGCAGACAGCAAGAAGGAAAAGCAAGACAGTGCTGATGTGCAGTACACACCTGAAAGCGGAGGCTTTGAGGAAATTATGGACGACGGGGACTTGCCTTTTTAGCGGGGTGATACGATGAATATTGTTGATTGCATACCACAAGGACGGGAAAATGCCGTCACAAGAGCAGAGCTGTGCAAAAGAATCGGCTTACCAGATAGAACTGTCCGTGAACTTATATCACAAGCCAGACGGGAAACCTGCATACTTAACGCACAGGACGGGAACGGCTATTATCGCCCTGAAAAAGAGGATATACCAGCCGTTAAAGGTTGGCTAAAGCAGGAGACTGCACGGGCTAAATCTATTTTTTGGAGCGCAAAAGGCGCAAGAAAGTTTTTAAAGAATAACTAAGCCGGATATATACGGGGGTTCCATGATTGTTTGCATTCGCGGGTGGTCTTGGCGTTTCCGTACGGCAGATAGTTAAAAATCGGAGGAAACTATGAAAGATGGTATTCCATATTTTCCTTTGGATTGTGAATTGGACAGTAAGTTTGAGTTAATAGAAGCAGAATTTGGTTTACAAGGATTTGCAGTAGTCGTCAAGCTCTTACAGCGCATTTATGGGGGCGAAGGTTACTATTGTGAATGGACAAGTGAGGTGGCGTTGTTGTTCGCGAAGCGCAACAGTACGGGTGGCAGCGTTGTTTCTGAAATAGTGAGTGCTTCTATAAAAAGAGGTATTTTTGATAAAGACATGTTTGAAAGATACGGAATTCTAACGTCAAAAGGAATCCAGATAAGGTATCTAAAAGCAGTAGACCGCAGAAAGCAAGTCAAAATCAAAAAGCAATACCTCTTGGTTGAGTGCGCCCTTTTACCGAAAAATGCATGCATTATCGAAGAAAATGTAAACATTATTCAAGAAAATGCTGACATTTCACAACAAAGGAAAGAAGAGGAAAGGAAAGTAAAGAAAAGTAAAGGAGACACTATGTGTGCGCATGTGCCATTTGATGATTTTTGGATTTTGTATCCTAAAAAGCAAGCAAAGGCAGCAGCAGAAAAAGCATACTTGAAGATAAAGCCCGATAGGGCATTATTCGAAAAGATGAAAAAGGCACTGGAAGCGCAAAAAGCATCTTTTGATTGGCAAAAAGAAAACGGTAGATATATCCCACTACCGGCAACATGGCTAAACGGTAAGAGATGGGAGGATGAGTTGGAGGATGTACACAGTGGACTACAAAGCAGAAATATTGAAAATAGCACCCCCGGGAGTGATTTCGAAGATGGAATTTTCTGATTCATTGGAAACGTATCAGGAAAAAGAGTGTCGCACTTTAAACTCCTTACCAGGTGAACTAAAAGGCTATGATTGCGAGATATGCAAGAACAAAGGTGTTGTATATGTCGTCAAAGGGGGCTATACGGTCGCACAGGAGTGTAAATGTATGCCAGTAAGGCAAACACTTGTCCGAATACGAAAAAGCGGCTTAGAAGACGCTCTAGAGCAAAATACGTTTGATACATACATTGTAAAAGAGCCGTGGCAAGAAAGAATCAAGGAAACAGCGATTAGCTTTTTGGATGATTACAAAGAAAATTGGTTTTTCATAGGTGGACAAGTCGGAGCGGGTAAAACGCATATATGTACGGCTTTGGTAGGAGAGTTTATCAGTCGGGGCTATGCAGCAAAGTATATGCTGTGGAAAGATGAAGCGACGAAGCTAAAAAGTGTTGTAAATGATGCTGATAGCTATGAACCTTTGATGTATGAGCTAAAAACCATACCGGTTTTGTACATAGACGATTTTTTCAAGACTTCCTTAGATGACAGGGGAAACAGAGTGCCTCCTACACAAGGAGACATTAACTTGGCGTTTGAGATACTTAATCACAGATACAACCAAAGCAAAATAACAATTATTTCATCAGAAATGACGATACGTGAACTTATCGCTTGTGATGAAGCAGTAGGAAGCAGAATTTTTCAACGAACTAAAAAGTATCAGCTTAGCTTATCTAAAGACCAAAATAAAAATCAGAGGTTGAAAGAATGAACAGCAGAAACAAAGGAAAAACTGGAGAGTTAGAGCTTTCCAAAGTCTTAAGGTCTTATGGGTACGATACAAGGCGAGGGCAGCAGTATTGCGGGGCAAACGGAGATGCAGACGTAGTAGGACTGCCACATATACACATAGAGTGCAAGAGAGTAGAAAGACTTAGCCTGTATGATGCAATGGCGCAGGCAAAAGCGGACAAAAAAGCCAGTGAAAAGCCAGCAGTTATGCACCGAAAAAACCGCAGCAAGTGGCTTGTGACTATGGAGCTTGATGACTGGATAGAGCTTTACAGAGAGTGGGAGTGTGGATATGGAAAACCTAACTGAATTTTACCTCGCATTTAAGCAAGTGGGACTAAAAAAGACAGGCGGAAAAGGGTGCGCTATTATCTGCAAAGATAATGATTATGAGTGTAAAAGCTGCCCACTACAGGAGGCATTGGACAAGCTGTATAAGCTGGAAAGGGACGAAAAATGACATTAAGAGAAGAACTTTGTTTGTACATAAAAAGTAAAAATATGACACAAAGAGAGTTTGCGTCCAGTGTCGGTATAAGTACGGGATATGCAAATGCAATCTTATCTGGACGAGTGCGCCCCAGTGAAACCGTAAAGAGTAAAATGTGGGATTTATGCGGATGCGGAAAAGTGTCAGAAAGAAAAGTAAAGCATAACAAATGTTACGATTGCTTCTATCGCAGAGCTATGACAGGAGCAGGGGGCACTGTATATGCATGTCACTACATGATAGATACTGGTGAGAAAAGAGGCATCACACCGCAAGAGTGCTATAAGCATGAAGGCACGCCGTATGTAAAAAAAGTAAAAGGTATGACGGCACGGAAAAGTGTTGATATAGTTCCGAAAGTTGGGGTGATGGAAGATGACTATAGGTGAGCGAGCAAAAAAGCTGATGGAAGAAAAAGGTTGGAATCAAAACGACTTAGCGGAAAACTCGGGTGTGAGTATCACACAAATTAACAGGTTAATTAATGGAGTTGGGTATCCCAGCCTTAGGACTTTGGAGCGAGTGGCGAAAGCGTTTGGAAAAGAATTTGTGATTGAGTTTATTTGAGGAGGTTTTATACAGGTATGATTTTATCAGGCAAAGAAATAGAAAGAGAAGTACATAACGGAAATATCGTGATAAATCAATTTAGTCCTAATCAAGTAAACCCAAACAGCTATAACTTAACGCTGCATAATGAGCTATTAGTCTATGAAGATGATGTTTTAGATATGAAAAAGCCTAATCCGACTAAAAAGTTAGTGATTCCACCAGAAGGGTTATTATTAGAACCAAATAAGTTGTATTTGGGAAGAACTAAAGAATTTACAACTACCAGTAAATATGTACCTATGTTAGAAGGACGCTCCTCTACAGGTCGTTTGGGATTGTGTATTCATGTAACCGCCGGTTTCGGAGATATTGGCTTTGCAGGTTACTGGACATTGGAAATTTATTGTATTCATCCATTGATTATTTATCCCGATATTGAAGTATGCCAAATCTATTATCACACCATAAAAGGTGACTATGATTTGTATAACAGTGGGAAGTATCAGAATAATACAGGGATTCAATCAAGCATGATGTACAAGGATTTTATGAAAGAGGTATGCATATGAATTTATATTTATTAACGCAAGATGTAAACGTGGGTTGGGATACATACGATTCCGCTATTGTTTGCGCAGAAAGTGAAGAAGAAGCAGTCAAGATTCATCCAGACGGGACTTTTTTTGATAGTATGTGGCTAGCTACATACGACTGGGTAAAAATGCCCAGCGACGTGAAGTGCCGAAAGATTGGAGTAGCTGATGAATCCGTTGAAAAAGGCGTTGTTTTGGCTTCGTTTAATGCTGGTTGAGGATAAAAAATGTTAATTGAAACTAAACGGGTAAAAAATTATTGTTCTACATACAAAACCATAATCTTGATTGATAAAGATCCGTTTTGTGTTTGTAACAGCAATAGGAGTGCACATGAAGTGATAAAGCGACTTTTAGGTGGAGAAATCGAACTGAAAGATAAAAAGATAGAAAAATTAATTGAACGGAGGAATAAAAAATGAAAGCAAAAATTATTTCATTTGATGAAGTTTTAGAGAGAATGAAAACAGGCAACATTAAAAATATTTGTATTGTTGACTTTTTTAACGGCTATATTAAAAACTTATCGACTGCGGAAGTGGGCTCTTTGGTGAGAGACCGAGAAGATAGTATTTTTATACAAGCAGAGTTGGACGGTGAGTGATATGGAGTGGATAAGTGTAAAAGATAGGCTGCCGGAAAAAGAGCAAGGGTGTATATGCAGCTTATTTTTTGAAGATATACAAGAAAGTATCATTGTGATAGCATACTACCGATTACATGGAGAGTGGTTCTGTAGTGAGTATGAATCCCTTCCGTGGAAAATCACCCACTGGATGCCATTACCTAGCTTGCCGGAGGAATGAAAAATGTACAGATACCAAAAAGGATTTATTTTTAACGAATGCACTTTTGTAGTCAATAAAGAAGATGTACGCAATGCAAGAGATGAAGATTTTGTTGAAGGTACAGCGTTACTTCCAGAGCATTTGTTTATACTGGAAAATCAAACGCATGGAATATGGGAGTTAGTTGAACATGAATATGAGGATTGCGCCAAATGTTCTCAATGCGCAGTTGAATTTTCACTTACAGGAGAGTGGTCTTTTGAAGACTACTTGTATTATATGCATTTCTGTCCTAATTGCGGAGCGTTTATGCGGGAGGACGATAATGGCAAAGAATAAGTACGGTGGAGTAAACGATATGCCGGCTGGATGGACTAAAAGTAAAAACAATAAACGAGTATATTCCCTTTGGTTTGATATGCTGCGTCGTTGCTATGATGAGGAACAATTGCAACGAACAAAAGGCAAAACTTATAAGGATTGCTCTGTTTGTGAAAGATGGTTTTATTTATCTAACTTTTATGAAGATATTCAAAAATTACCAGGATATTCTGAATGGATGAAGAACAGCAAAATGTCGATTGATAAGGATTTATTTTCAAGAGGAGAAAAGCAGTATAGTCCTAAAACGTGTTGCTTTATCCCGATGTCTGTGAACCTTTCCGAAGCAGGAAGAAGAAATATTAAGAATATTCGCAAGCTACATAAAACGAACAGAGTTCAATATGTATTCTCAAAAGGAAACGAGAAAATTAAGTTCGATTCTGAAAAAGAAGCCTGCGAAGCGATGGGGGTTCGCCAATGTTCTGTAGCTTCTTGTTACCGTAGGGGATATAGATGCAAAGGGTATATCATCACAAAAATGGATTTGGAGGTGTAGATAGTGAGTGGCAGAGAAGTGAGTGAACGGCTTATTCTAAAAGCAGAGTTAAAAAACTATAAGCGGTGGTATTTTGACTGCGTCAAGCAGCTGGAGCAGGTGAAGCGTGAACGCGATGCGGCGATGAAATTCATCCCAAAAGATTGTGAAACGTGTGCATATTGGAGACCTAAAGAAGAAAATATTTGTGTTGCGCCAGAAGGAGCGCCATGCCATTGGGGCAAACGTGAAGCATGGAAATGGTGTGGTGCGTTGATGAAGGAGGAATAATATGAATGAATGGAAACGAGCTCTAAAAAGAATGAAAAGAAATGAAAAATATTTAGCAGGAGAGCTTTTTAATCTAGATATTACTTTAACCGCTTTTATACTTCCACGGTTAAAGGGATTTAGAGATACAGTAATAGGGTATCCGTCATACCTAGGTTCCATTGAAAATTGGCAAGCGGAACTGGATAAAATGATTAGAGCATTTCAAATTATGTATGATTGCGAAAATTCGATTACCCTTAGTGATTCGGATGAAAAAGCAATCGAAATAGGATTGAAAAGTTTCGCAGAGCATTATAATCATTTGTGGTCTTAATGTGAATATTGAGAGGTATAAAATGACAAGAAAAAGATTTATAAAGATACTTATGAGCCAAGGGGTACAAAGAAATGATGCGGAAGCCATTGCGCGAATGGTTCGAATGTTGCAAAAAGAAGGTGAACAAAATGAAAGAAATTAAATTAAAAAAATGTCCCTGCTGCGGTGGAGAAACAAAATTTGAATACGGACAAGACTTTATTACCAAGCAAGTAAGAGCAAAGTGCAGCAAATGTGGTCTTGCTACAGAGTGGGTAGACGAATCCGTTGATTACTGCGCGAAAGAAGAAGCTGCGAAGGTGTGGAATTTGAGAGCTCAACAAATCAATCTTAAACATCAAATCGATCTTAAGTGTCCGATTTGTGGAGGAAAAGATATTTACTGCGAAGGAGGCATAATGACGAAATCGCGAATCGTATGTACAGAATGCGGTACAGAAATTTTAATCGGAGATAAAAAACAAGTTGAAAAAATCATAACCGAGATTAAAAAATTGATATAATTTTTAGAGGAATGAAAATGCAAGTAGAGATTTTAAGATACCCAAGTGATGCTGACTGGCTACGCTGCAAGAAGCTAGCACTAGGCACAGTGGGAAAAGACTCAGATACTCTTCCCACAGATGAGTGGAAAGAAAAGATTTTAAAGTCAGAACATAGTCCGATTAGAACGCTGATGTTCACAATAAAAATGCAGATTCCTTACTATGTATCAGTTCATCTAGTAAGGCATAAACATGGAGTTGAGCACTATGTGAAATCGCAAAGAAATGATAGGCAAAAAGATTACGATAGATGTGCGGCGAGACAGGATGAAATAGTAACACATATTATGGATATCAACGCACAGGCTTTAATTTCTATGTCACATATGAGGTTATGTGCGCAGGCGGACAAGCAGACGAGAGAAACGATGGAACTGATAAAGGATGAGATTTTGAAAGTATGTCCGTACTTAAAAGATTTATTGGTTCCAAAATGCGAGTATCGAGGCGGGCTGTGCGATGAGTTCGAAAGCTGTGGATACTATAGGAAGGTTTTCATTGACTTGTTCGCAACTCAAGTTTTTGGAATGGACAAGTACGATGTGTCTAATCTTTTAGATATAGCGCAAGGAGCGTATTATGATATAGCTGAGAGATAGTGTGGTGTAGAGTATGAAAGCAAGGATTCCAGCCAAACAAATATTAACAAAACAAATGCAAAATTCTATTAAGGAGATTGTAAGCAAAGAAAGAGAAAAGCGGAGCAAAGAGTTAATAGCGCAGATACTTAAAGTGTCACTCATTAATCTAAATAGAAATTTTGGTTTCGGACAGCAGCGCTTAATAAAGTTTCTTGATACAGTAACGGAGATGTTCAGGGAGCATATGTATGACGAACTTTACTGGTATCATGTGGATAAAATTTTAAAAGAAGAGTTAAAAGTTGACATGGAGGGGTTGAATGAACTGGATAAGTGAATCTATATCAGATTTGCGTTTGTATGGACAGCGTAAAAGGTTTTTAGAGAATGTTGACAATCAATTAATATGGCTTGAAAATGATTTCGCTGCTTTAAAGGGTTGTGCGACAGATAGCGAAGCCGTTGACGGTGGAGCAAGCAGAAGTGAAGACCACTTGTTGAATAACATCGTGAAAAGGGATAAGCTGCGACAAAACAAAGAGTTGGCAGAAAAGTTTGTTCAAACGATAGAAAGAACGTTATATTTGCTTCCGAGACAGCAGCAAGAAATACTTGCAGAATTCTTTATAGACAGAAGTAAAGGACACATTGAACGCTTAATGGAAAAGTATCATGTGGAGCAATCTATGGTATATAAATTAAAAAATGAAGCGTTACGCAATTTTACTTTATTGAGAAGCGGGTATATAGAAACATAGGAGTGTAAAAAGAGTGTAAGTTTTTTTAAAATATCTATGATATAGTGTAGACAGGGAAAATTAATTATCCCTAATGGTTTGTATACCTCCTTTCTATAATTCGCCTGTGTGCCGCGGTATTCCACGGAAACACACATAAAAATCCGTGCTGGCGACACGGAATATATATAGCTGGTTATATCGCAGTAGTGGTATCAAGCAAGGGCGTGACCTTGCCAGCTAGTCCAAACGAGACCTCTAACACCTCTCTTTTGATGTGGCCCAGTAGAGGACATTAACGCAAGACTGTGCTTGATGCATGGTCTTTTTTATTAATTATACATTGAGGTGAGGTGTTGGCTAATGAGAAAAACTTAATTCCATATTCGGAACGAAGCGAGAACGAAGCTAGAGAAAATGGAAGAAAAGGCGGAATTGCCAGTGGCGAATCAAGAAGAAAACGGAAGCTGTTGAAGGATAGCATGAACGCCTTATTAGAACTGCCGGTATCAAGCACGAAAGAATACAATGCGTTAATCAAAATGGGAATTGACATAGAAGATATTGACAACAGTCAACTAATTGTGTTGGCGCTATTTAATAGAGCAAAGTCTGGTGACGTAGCTGCCATTAAAGAGCTTCGTAATTTGATTGGTGAAGATAGTTCCGAAGATAAAAGCGCGGGACAATTAGAACGTTTGATTGAAGGGTTAAAGTATGAATAGTGTATATACGCCAAAGCAACGAGAGTTACTAAGGTTATGGCAAACGAATAAGTTAAATCGTATTAATCTATTATCCGGTTCTGTACGCTCCGGTAAAACATGGATTAGTCTAGTGTTGTGGGCTTTTTGGGTTGCGACAATGCCAAAAGAAAAGAATTACCTTATGACAGCAAAATCGCTTACGACTTTAAAGCGTAATGTTTTGGACTTGCTAACAGAGCTAGTAGGAGAAAAGAATTTCACTTTCTCTATTGCGCAAAAGCAAGCCTTGCTATTTGGAAGAAAAATATATTTAGAAGGAGCAAACGATGCCAGAGCAGAAAGCAAAATACGAGGAATGACGTTGCAAGGCGCTTACTGTGATGAATTAACTTTGTATGGTGAGAATTTTTTTACCATGATGTTATCTCGTTTATCGGAACCGAATGCGAAACTATTTGCAACAACAAACCCGGACACACCGATGCATTGGCTTAATAAAAAATATATTGAACGCGGACATGAATTAAATATGTTACTGATGACTTTTTTAATTGATGATAATACTTTTTTAGACCCTAATTATGTGGAGGAACTAAAAAAAGAGTATGTCGGTGTTTTCTATGATAGATTTATTCGTGGACTGTGGGTGGTAGCAGAAGGGCTGGTATATCCTAGATTTTCAAAAGCTGACAATGTCACAGAAGATATACCGGAATCTGGTACATATTACATCAGCATTGACTATGGTACATTAAACCCTTTTTCGGCTGGATTATGGTGCGTATCAGATGGAAAAGCAGTGCGAATCAAAGAATATTATCATTCTGGGCGAGATACAAAAAGACAGTTAACTGACGAAGAGTATCATGCAGCATTGGAAAAATTGATTCAATATACAGATTCAGAAGGGATATTACAGGAGTATGAAATTGACAGAGTTGTCATAGACCCATCTGCGGCCAGCTTTATTGCGTGTATGCGCAGACATGGAAAATTCAGGGTAAAGCATGCTGTGAATACAGTAATAGATGGTATCAGAAATGTCACATCCATGTTAAATAGCAAACGACTTTTTATTCATAGCTCATGTAAAGATTCAATTAAAGAGTTCGGACTATATTCATGGGATGATAAAGCACAAGAAGATAAAGTGATAAAGGAAAACGACCATGCTATGGATGACATCCGATACTTTGTGAATACGATTCTGGTAAAAGAATTCAAGTGGTTAGATTGGCGGTGATATGTTGTTAAATAAAGCAATTCAAGCGGTAAGGGAGGTATGGCAACGCATGATTACAAAGCAAGATATAAAACAGATGTTAGGAGTTGATATCACAATTTCATCCAGTATGACAGAGGCTTTAAAGCTATGGGATGACATGTATTGTGATGTGCCACCTTGGGCTAGTGAAAATGTTATTCCTCTCAGTATGCCTGCTGTAATCGCGAGTAAAGCGGCCAAAATGGTAACAATTGAGGCTGAATTTGGATGTGAAGGAAGCGAACGTGCAGATTTTATTTCTAGCCAACTTGAACCGGTCAGAGAGAAACTGAGAACGCTTGTAGAGTATGCTGCGGCAAAGGGCGGATTGGTTTTCAAACCGTATGTTGAAAATGGTAGCGTAACGGTAGAATACATACAGGGAAATTGTTTTTATCCAACGTCGTTTGATAGTAATGGTAATATTACCGGAGGCATTTTTTACACAAGAAAAACAGTGGGGGATATGTATTATACTCGTGTTGAATATCATCAACTAAAAGGTAATGTCTATACTATCAAAAACGTGGCATATCAAAGCTGTGTAAAAGAGTCGATTGGCGTTAAATGTTCCCTACAACTAGTGCCAGAGTGGGCTGGTATGGATGAAGAACTCAACCTAAATAACATTGAGAAGCCGCTTTTTGTGTATTTCAAAATGCCGTTTGCAAACAACATTGACCCTTCATCGCCTTTGGGAGTATCCATATATGCAAAAGCAGTTAATACAATCAAAGATTTGGACGAGCAGTACGCAGAGTTGATATGGGAGTATCGCGGTGGAGAGCTTGCGATTCACGCAACAGAAGACTTGTTCAGAAAGAATAAGGATGTGTACAAACTTCCAAAGCATGGGAAAAGGCTTTACCGACTACTTGAATCGGGAGCAGATAACAAAAATATAATGCAAGTATTTGCTCCTGCATTTCGCGACCAGTCACTACAAAGCGGATTCAATGAAATTTTAAAGCAGATTGAACAGCAATGTGGTTTTGCTCGTGGTACCTTATCCGATGTAAGTCAAGTAGAAAAAACAGCAACAGAAATTATCCATGCGAAACAAGAAACGTATACAACGATTTCAGATATTCAAAAATCACTGCAAAACGCGCTCGAACATTTAATGTATATTATTGATGTTTGGGCGGATTTAGGAGGATTGGCGCCGGAGGGAGAATACAATCCTACGTTTAGTTGGGATGATTCCATTATCAGTGACAGAAAATCTGAATTTGCAGAAAAAGCTCAACTTTTCCAACTTGGAATTTTTGGTGCAGATGAATTTCGTTCATGGTACACAGGAGAGGAGATTAAAACTGCTCGTCAAAATCTTCCACAGAGCCGAGTTGAGGGGTGATAACTTTTGCTTACTCCTGAATTTTTAGCAAGTTTTCCTCAACCTATCTTTGACTTATTCCAAGATTTGGAAGTTGAGATACTTGCCGATATATCCAGACGTATCGCGAAAACAGGGAAAATCACAGATACAGCACAGTGGCAAATAGAGAGATTAAGTGCTGTTCTTTCTACCGATGAAAAAATAAAAAAAGCCATCTCCAATGTTAATAAAAAAGCACAGAAAGAAATAGAGAAAATGCTAACTGAAGCCGCTCAAACATCTTTTGATGCAGAAGCGGCTATTTATCATGCTGCAAATAAACCGGTTAGAAAACTCGCAGATTACAGTGAACTGGAAATGCTGATTGAAAGTATCATAAAGCAGACACAAGGAGAGCTGAACAACTTAACCCGAACTATGGGCTTTGTGGAACAGGTCAACGGTAAATCTCGCGCGGTAAGCCTTACGAATGCATATCAAAAGCAACTGGATTTAGCGCAGTTATCAGTATCAACCGGAACGCTGGACTATAACACGGCGATACGAACAGCAGTAAAACGACTTGCTGATAGTGGTATCCGCTTCATAGATTATGAATCAGGCTGGACAAATCATCTTGATGTAGCCGCGAGGCGGGCAGTAATGACAGGTGTGAATCAGCTGTCTATGAGAATGACAGATTTTTTAGCGGATGAACTGGGCTGTGAATTCTTTGAAGTAACTGCACACGCAGGCGCAAGACCGTCACACAGAGTGTGGCAAGGTGAAGTATATCACAGAGGCGGAGAAAAAGACGGCTACCCCGATTTGGAAGGAACCACAGGATTGGGAAGAGTAGACGGACTTTGCGGTGCAAACTGTCGACATTCTTATCACCCGTTTTTCCCGGGCATATCCGAAAGGGTATACAGCAGAAAACAACTGCAAGAAATTGACCCGCCTTCATTTACATATAACGGGAAAGTGTACACTACATATGAGGCTACTCAAAAGCAAAGAGACATAGAGACTTCTATACGCAAAACAAAAAGAATTTTACTTTGCTTTGATTCTGCAGGTTTAAAGGATGACTACATAGCTGCCGCAGTTAAGCTAAAAAAGCAGCGTGAAGAGTACAAAAAGTTCAGTGGGGTTGCAGACTTAGCACTTCAACAGGAACTAACACAAATATACGGTTTTGGACATAGCCAAGTCAGTAAAGCGGCGTGGGCATACAAAAAAGCGATTTAACGGCTACGATAAATGTAGTCGTTTTTTTATGCCCTGAGCATGGCGTTAAAAGGCTTTCAATATAAAAATTATTCGTTGCACGCGAAACAAAATAAAGTTGCTCCGCAATATCGGGACTTGCCGAACAAAAAAGTACAGCGGAAAAGGAGTAAATATGTTGAATTGGTTACAAGAAATTCTGGGAGACGCATATTCTGACGATATCGAAAAGAAAATATCTCATGAAATCGGAAAAGGTTTTATTTCCAGAGCGGATTTTAATGCTGCGAATGAGAGTAAGAAAAGTCTGGAAGAGCAACTCAGAGAACGTGACAAGCAGCTAGAAACGCTCAAACAGCTTGATGCTGAGGGATTGCAAGAAAAAATCAATACCTTGCAGCAAGAAAATGAGACTACAAAACAAGAGTACGAAAAACGCATAACAGAAATTAAATTCGAACACGCGTTGTCAAGTGCTCTAAAAGGTGCAAAATCCAAAAACGACAAGGCAGTACAAGCCTTGCTGGATATGGATGCACTGAAACTAACGGAATCAGGTGAAATCATAGGGTTGAAAGAGCAATTGGAAGCACTGCAAAAGAATGACCCTTACTTGTTTGAATCTGATAAGAAAGTACCAGAAATCATAGGAAGCACGCAAGGTTCGCCAATTGGTGACGATGATGCGGCAATGAGAGCGGCATTCGGGCTTCCAGTAAACAAAGGAGAGTAAAAAATGGCAAATAATTTAGCATTACAAAAAAAGTACGTAACGATGTTGGATGAAGTGTATAAACTTGCATCCTTAACAGCAAAATTGGATGGAGCGGCAGAGCTTGCTAAACAAGGTGCTAATGCAAATGAATTAATCATCCCTAAGCTGGATATGCAAGGGCTAGGGGACTATGACCGTAATAGCGGCTACGTGATGGGAGACGTTACACTGACAAATGAAACAGTGAAATGCAACTACGATAGGGGTAGAATGTTTACAATTGATAATGTGGACAATATGGATACCGCTGGCATTGCTTTTGGTCGATTAGCAGGTGAATTTATTAGAACAAAGGTTGTACCTGAACTTGATGCATTTCGTTTTGCTTCTTATGCAGGTATTAGAGGTATTTCTTCCGCAACACCAGCAACACTATCCAGTGGTGAAGAAATTATTGCGGCATTAAGAGCTGCAACAACAAAAATGGACGAAGATGAGGTACCTTTTGAAGACCGTCACCTTTTCATCACTCCAACGCTGGACGGTATGATTATGGATTTGGATACTACAAAAAGTAAAGAAGTGTTAAGTAGATTCGCTACCAAAACATTAGTTCCCCAAACAAGATTTTATACAGCAATTAAACTGAAATCCGGTAAAACCTCCGAAGAAGTTGGCGGTTACGAAAAAGAAGGTTCTGCAGGAAAAGACATTAACTTTATGGTAATTCACAAACCAGCAGTTATCCAGTTTGAAAAACATATTGCTCCTAAAATTATTTCTCCAGACATCAACCAAGATGCAGATGCTTACAAATTTGGATACCGCAATGTAGGTATTGCAGACGCTTATGAAAATAAAGTGGCTGGCATTTACTTGCACAACAAAGAATAGGTGATGAAATGGCAAGAATTGTGGGGTTAGTACAACCAAACCAAACAACTAAAAAAGAAGAAACGAAAGAAAAGAAAAAAGAGAATTTGCCTAAGAACGAAAAAAAGGAGTGATGTTATGCTCCATGTATCTTATGCAGATTACCAGACTGTATACAAAGGAACGCTTACAGAATCCGACTATGGCAGTGTAGCGGACGAAGCGTGTGCATATGTAGATAAAATCACATATCAGCGATTGGAAGAGGATATTCCCGATTATGTAAAAAAAGCTGTGTGCGCGGTTGCGGATGTAATTTTTTCAAAGAATAAGTTATTAAAAGACAGTAAATTTCAATCGAGAGTAAAATCTTTTAATAATGACGGATATTCTGAAACGTATGATTCATATTCTACAGTTCAGAGGTCTTTTAAAAAAGAGATTTACGACGCTGCAACAATTTATATTCCTCTTTCGGATCCCTTAAGATATGCGGGTGTTTCGTCATGATAGGAGCAGATAAAGACATTACCTGCTTTGTAGAGCAGAAAGACGAGACATACAAAAGATATCCGGTTGCTGGTGTAACATGGCGGGAAGTAACGGCAGTAAGCACCACGGACAAGGGATTGAACTTAGATAACTTTGTAAAAATTCGCATACCCATTGAAAATGCATCGGAAGGCTTCACACCGCAGAAAGAAATGCTTGTTGTGCAAGGAGAATGCAACGAAAATGTTGGTGTAGATATTACTGCCAGCGCACTAAAGAGAAAGTATAACGCGGTGACAATAAAGTCTGTGACCTATAACACAGACGGTCAATGTCCGCATTGGAAGTTAGAAGGTGTGTAAATGGCCGGAATTAAAATCAAAATCGACCCAGTAGACAAGATACTGCTAAAACGCAACCTGAATCAAAACGGGCAAGCACAAAAATTCTTTTCCAGCGAAGTACGTCGTATGTCTGACCCTTATGTACCTTTTCAAAAAGGACCTTTGAAAAATACGGCTAGAGTGTATCCGAATCGTATCGAGTACATTCAGCCGTATGCCAGAAAAAATTACTATGAAAACAAAGGTTACGGCACGCAGGGAACAAGTAAAGGCGGCTTACGCGGTAAGCAGTGGGTTCCGCGCATGTGGATTGACAAAGGCAAAACCATTGTGAAAAGCGTTGCGAAGTTCGCAGGAGGTGTTGCGAAATAAACATTATCAATGCAATTTATGACTATATGCGTACTTGTCCGCTTCTTGATGAAGATGGAAAAGTACGCGTTAACTTTTTAGGGGACACCCCAATTGAATATGTAATTGAAGAAGTACCGGCAGAACCGATAGTCAAACGATATGTTGACGGCTCATCGATTCGGCAGGTACTTTTTATTTTCGCCAGTCGTGACGATTACGACAAAAGCGCAATACAAAATATGCTTTCCTCGAATTTTTATGAAAACCTTTCAGATTGGTTCGAGCAACAAACGTTAAACGGTGACCTTCCGAAATTGCCGCAAGGTATGGAAAGTCAAAAAATAGAAGCAATTTCAACAGGATACGCATTGGAAGCGGACGAGCTTGAAAAAACGGCGCGGTACCAAATCCAATGCAAATTAACTTACTATAAGGAGCGACAACATGAGTAAAACAATTCAAAGATATCAGATTGCCGACTACTTAAATATCGGCACAGACAGTGAAACATACGAGCTAATGGGTGCAGGCTTTAATACGCTGGATGAAAATCCAGCAGCCCAGCTGGATACAAAAACCTACGTGAATGACCGTTCCGCAACATCCACAATCAAAGGTTATCAAGCGCAATTTCCATACGATACAGACCTGATTGCATCAGAAAAAGCAGTTATGTATCTATATGAGGTCGGCAGAAATCAGAAAACAGGTGCAGAAGCAGAAACTGACTATGTAAGAGTAGAACTTTTCAGCCCTGTTTCATCGAAAGAAAACACTTTCAAAGCCCGAAAATTCCACGTTTCCATTGAAGTTTCATCTTTCGCGGGTGCAGGCGGCGAGACTGTCAAAGTAACCGGTAACCTAAACAATGTTGGTTCTTTTATTGACGGTGAGTTCAACACAAAAACAAAAACATTTACTGCCGCAGGTGCAGGAGCGTAACGTTAGGAGGATACGACATGATTATTAACGGCGTTGAGCTGGAATGTGACGTTTTAGACGTTACAACCTTAAAAGCGATTAAGCAAGGAAGCGAAAGGGTGGCGAACATAAATAAAGAAATCGCTCCTATTCAAGATGAAATCGAACAAATAGAAGCAATGTGCCATATTATTTTTGACTTTTTCAATCATATTTTTGGAGAAGGAACATCAGAAAAGTTGTTTGGTGACAAAGTCAGCCTAACACTGTGCATGGATGCTTTTGAATCCTTTATGAAGCAGAAAGCAGAGCAAGAGGAAGCCTTTAATAAAAGGGCTGAGAAGTACAAAGGAAACCGCAGCCAACGCCGTAAAAAAGCATGAATATCCTACTAGATAAATTGCCGACAGCCGTCGAGGTAGGCGGCAAGATGTATGATATCAATGCGGATTTTCGGACAGGAATCAGACTGGAAATGACGGCGGTCAGTGAACTGGATGACACAGAAAAATTAATGCGAATACTGCTTCTATACTATGGTGATATTGCTTGTGTTCCTGCTGACGTAGGCGCAGCTTTCACTGCGGTAATGAACTTTTACCACTGCGACAAAGATAACTCCTTACAAGGCGGCACAGCGACCAACAGGCGTACACAAATATACTCTTTTGAGCATGATGCACCGTATATCTATGCTGCATTTTTAGAACAGTACGGAATCGACTTAACACAGGAGAATGACTTACATTGGTGGCGATTCAAAGCCATGTTCGATTCTCTCAGTGAGAAAACTCAATTTGTGAAAATTATGGGTTACAGGTCCATGACAATCACAAAAGATATGAGCCCACAGCAGAAAGAGTTTTACAGACGTATGCAGAAAACATATGCAATCCCTGTATCGAAAACTGAAAGAGAAAAGACCACTGCATTGGAACAAGCATTATTAAACGGCGGAGACCTTACAGGACTGTTATAAATACTCACAAAATATTGCTATATCTCCCTTAATATGATAAAATATTCCATATTTATACAAGGGGGAGAAAGTATGAAAAAGATAATCAGTTTAGTATTAGCAACACTGTTATGTGCTGCTGTTTTTGCTGGGTGTGGGAGTGGTGAAAATGATTCTTCTGTTTTAAATTCTACAGAAAGTACAGTTTCACAATCATCAACTATGATAGAAACGGAATCAACAGAATATAATATTAATGGATTAAAAATAGAAATTCCTTCTTCTTGGAGAAAAGAAGAAAACACCAATAGTACGACCTATTTTTATTCTTCTATAAATCAAGATTTTTGTTTTTTAACAGCTGCTGATGGTGTTATATATGATATGGGGAATAAAGAAGTTCAAGATGCAATAGTAGAAGGTTTAAAATCGTCAGTGGAAGATTTTACACTTTTATCAATTTCAGAACAAAAAAATGGAAATTTTGATGGATTACGATTATCAGGGATTGCTAAATATGAGGGGATGAATGATAGATATTATTTAGATAGTTTTTCGTTTAATCATAACGATAAGCTTGTACAGATATGTTACATTAGTCTTTCTGACAATCGTGAGGAATGCCTTAATTATTTTCCGAAAATATTGGCTTCTTTAAAAGATAATACTCTAGAAAACTCTATCTCTACTACAAGTAGTAATAGTATATCCGCAGTTGAATCTAAAACAGAAATTCCTACAGTTACAACAAGTCAAAAAAATGCTTTAAAACGAGCAAAAGAATACTTAAAAACAATGCCATTTTCTTATACTGGTTTAATTGAACAATTAGAATTTGAGCAATACTCTCATGAAGATGCTGTGTATGCAGCAGATAACTGCGGCGCTGATTGGAACGAACAGGCAGCGAAAAAAGCACAAGACTATTTGGATATAATGGCATTTTCTCGTCAAGGACTAATAGACCAACTACAATTTGAAGGTTACACTTATGAGCAAGCTGTATATGGCGTAAATCAAGTTGGTCTGTAATATTTAAGTACCATACTCTAATTAGGGTATGGTATTTTTATTGTAAATCACTTGTTTTTTATGAATATGTACGGTATAATGTACATATAATAGAAAGAGGTGATTGATATGACAAATACAAATGTCACAAATTTCAGACAAAACGCGTTTGAATATTTTAATTTAGCTGTAGAATACAATGATGTGATAACTGTTAACACTAAAAATGGTAACGCTGTGGTAATGAGTGAAGAGGACTATAACGGACTGATGGAAACTCTTTATCTTCTAAGCATTCCAGGTATGAAAGAACGCTTAGAAGAAGGTATAAATACTCCAATAGCGGACTGTGAGGAATTTGAATGGTAAACACGTACAGAATTGTTATCTTAAAATCCGCACAAAAAGATAAAGAAAAAATTAAAACCATTCCTGCATTAAAAAGAAATGTAGAAAATCTGTTAGAAGTTTTAAGGAATCATCCGTTTCAAAATCCGCCTCCGTATGAAAAGCTAAAAGGTTCTTTGGGAGATTTCTATTCTCGGCGGATTAATGCGCAACACAGACTTGTTTACCGCGTGATAGAAAAAGAAAAAACAATTATGATTGTTAGCATGTGGTCACATTATGAATTCTAACAAAAACCAACTATCATTTTAGGTAGTTGGTATTTTTATTGGAAAAATTAAAAAACCTCTTTAAAAATAAGCATTGTACAGAAATGTACAGTGCTTTTTTTATACCTTTTTAAAGGAAGGTGGAACAAATTGAAAAGATAAAATGTCCAAATTGTGGGCAAACATTATGCAAACTTGAATATGGAAAAGTAGAGATTAAATGCACAAGATGCAAAAAAATTATAACGATTACAAAGACAACTGATATAAAAACGACAGAGCCTAGAGCCACACCATAGAGTAGTGAGCCGGAGCCTGCTTTTATTGACAAAATAGGCAGGTGATTATATGGCAGATGGAAAAGTTGTAATCGAAACGGACCTTGACGCAAGTGGTATCAAGGCAGGTTTATCAAAGTTATCAGGTATAGCCCAATCAGGTATCAAAGGAACACTTACCGCCATAGCCAGTGCAGGAACAGCACTTGCAGGGTTGGGCGGTGCAGCTATCAAAATTGGGGCAGACTTTGAAGAAGGTATGTCCGAAGTACAAGCTATATCAAGAGCAAGTGCTTCTGATATGGAGCTTTTGAAAGAAAAAGCCAAAGAGATGGGCGCAGAAACAAAATTCAGCGCAACAGAATCAGCAGCAGCGTTTAAGTACATGGCGCAAGCAGGTTGGAATACAGAGGACATGCTAAACGGCATATCAGGCGTTATGTCTTTAGCTGCTGCCTCTGGTGAGGACTTAGCTTTAACAGCGGACATTGTAACAGATTCGCTAACGGCATTCGGATTAGAAGCAAAAGATGCAGCGCATTTTTCTGACGTGCTGGCTATGACTGCAAATGCTACCAACACAGATGTCGCAAACCTCGGCTATACATTTAAATATGTTGCACCTGTGGCTGGCGCACTGGGCTACTCTATAGAGGATATGTCTGTCGCTATAGGTTTAATGGCGAACTCTGGCATTAAAGCAGAAACAGCAGGTACAGCATTAAGAGCAACGCTGACAAATCTTGCAAAGCCAACACAGCAAATGACTGGCTACATGGAAGAACTCGGAATTTCTTTAACGGATGCGCAAGGAAATGTTAAGCCGTTTAACGAGGTTATGATTGACCTTCGTAAAGGTTTTGAAGGGTTAACTGAAGCACAGAAAGCGGAGTATGCCGCAGGTATTGCGGGTAAAGAAGCTATGTCTGGACTGCTTGCGATTGTCAATGCAAGTGATGAAGATTTTGCAGCACTAACAGAGCAAATCAACAACTGCAATGGTGCGGCAGAAGAAGCCGCAAAAATCATGCAGGACAATCTTAAAGGCAGTGTTGAGCAACTAGGCGGTGCCCTTGAAACACTGGGAATTGAGTTTTATGACAGTGTAAACACGCCAATACGAACCATTGTTGATTCTGCAACCTCTATGGTAGAGCAGCTAACAAAAGCGTTCAAAGACGGTGGACTGTCTGGACTGGTGAGCGAGCTTGGTACAGTTTTTGCAGAAGTAGCAACACAAGCGGCAAACAGCGCGCCAAAGATGATAGATGCGGCAACGTCCATGATAACGTCGTTTCTTGACGGAATTAGTCACAATTCTGGACAGATAGCAGAAGCAGCGGTCAAGATAGGCGAATCTTTAATCAACGGTATTGCTCAAATTATACCAAAGGTTGCAGAAGTAGGCGTTGAAATCATTTCCTCTCTTGCTTCAAATTTACTCGGTAGTGATGTAGGCAAAAGCGTTGGCGAACTGGGAAAAACAATCATTGACAGCTTTAAAACAATTGCAAGTGCTGTTTCAGGTGCGTTGAACAGTTTAAAACCTATATTTTCTACATTTATAAGCACTGTATCTAAAATTGCTAAAACTGTGATACCGCCGCTTACAAAAGTGATTGAGATATGCATTTCTGCACTCAAACCTATGGCACCTATACTGCTTGGTGTAGCCGGAGGTTTTACCGCGTTAAAAGTAGTAAAGACTGTTACGGGGCTTATCCAGAAGTTTACTGAGACAGAAATTGTATCGAATACTATCACAGCGATACAGAACGGTTTAATCTGGGCTAAGATTGCAGCAACGGAAGTGCTGGCGAAAAAAATCACAGTTGCACAAGCAGCGCAACAGCTTTGGAATATTGCAATGGGGCAAAATTCTATTGGTGCAGTAGTAGCTGCAATTGGTGTATTTGTTGGCGTTTTAAGTGGTTTAGCAATTGCTTTGAGTGGAACTAATAGTGAATATCAAAATGCTGTTAATTCCATGAATGAAATGAAAACCGCACACGAAGAAGTAAGGGCTGAACAGCAAAAAGCACTTGAAGCAGATTTTAAAGAAATTGACCAAATTAATGTTTTAAAAACAGAGCTAGATAAGCTTGTAGACAGCAATGGCAAAATTAAAGATGGATATCTTGATAGGGCGACTGCTATTGCAGGTGAACTTGCGGAGGCAACAGGACTTGAAATAGAAATTATTGACGGACAGATTCAAAAATACGGAGAACTTAGTGAATCGATTGACGCGGTTATCACCAAAAAGCAAATGGCAGCGTTATCCGAGAGTTTGCAAGAGATATCAGACAACGCAGAATCACAGCTTGACGAAGCCAGAGCACATCTTGAAACTGTCACAAAAGCATATAATGACGCACAAACTGTGTATGACAAGGCGAAAGAACAAGCAGAACGCACAGGGGATTTCTCCAAGTTAGGAAGCTTAGAACGAGACCTAGAAAATAAAAAAGCTGAGATGGAGAATCAGTTAGCTTTCATAGACAGTCTGCGAGAAGACATGGCGATAGGAACAGAAGCGTTTGCTATATCAGCATCGGGCGATGTGAAGGCTATGAGCGATTTCATGACCAGAGTTTCATTAAAAGTTGATGAAACAGGAAAAGCGATTATTCAAAGTGAAGCATCTACTTATGCCGAGAGGGAGAGGCTTGCAAAGGATTATCGAGATATGGCTGAAAGAACAACGGACCAGTATCTTAAAGATATATATATCAAGCAAGCAGAAGAACTCGAACGGCAAAACGCTCAAATGGATTCTTCATTAGGAATACAGATAGCACTAATTGACAGCAAAGGTGAGCAATTTAGTCTATCTTACGCCGCATTAATGGATAAAGCTGCGGAAGGTGTAACGAATGGTGGTGTCGGTGTTGACCTAGCCATGCAAGAAAACATGAGTTCGATTGTGGCAGCCATAACAGATTCTCAGTTGCCAGTAGAAGAACAGATGAAGCTAATCGCTGATTTACAAACAGAAGTATTGAAAAATGCAACTCCAGAAGCAGCAGAAAGCCAAAAAAGATTACTAGGAAGCATTATTCAAGCAATTGCGGATAAAAACCCAGAAGTCAAAGCAAGCATGCAGAGTTTAGTCGATGCAGGATTGATTGTGATAGACAATAAAGAAAACATGAATTCGGCATATACGAAAGGAAGCAATGTATCCAAAAAGGCAAAAGAAGGGCTGGAATCAGAAGATACATCGAGTGCAGGTAATGATTTTGTAGCTGG